ACTACAAACAATATCAGCATTACTGCTGGCTCTACTTATGACAGCATGACCGATGTACCTACGCTGACAAGTGCTACTGCTGCTAATTACTCAGTATTAAATCCTGTATCAAATCTTGGAAATGGAGCAATTAGCGGTGGGAATTTAAACTATGTTGCGACTACTTTTGGATGGGTATCTGCTGCTGGTACTACTTTTGTAAGTTCAGGCAAGTGGTATTACGAAGTAACATTGACTACCTTTAGCGGTGGCGGTGGTGCAATGATTGGTGTTGCAAACACAGGATTTACAGCTTTTAATAACTACGCTGGAAGCACAGCAAATAGCTGGTCTGTTCAAGCATCCGAAAGCACTACAAACAAATGGAACAATAATTCATCAACTCTATTAGCTACAGAAGTATCTGGTGTGGGTGATGTGTTTATGCTTGCTTATGATGTAGATGCTGGAAAAGTCTGGTTTGGTCGCAATGGAACTTGGTATGGTAGCGGTGACCCAGCCGCAGGGACAAATGCCGCATTTACCAACTTAACTGGTACGCTAGGTGTAGTGGTTTCATCTATCAGCACAACCTCTGCGATTGCTGTTAATTGCGGTCAAAGACCATTCTCATACACCCCACCAACAGGCTTTGTAGCACTAAACACATTTAACTTACCTACTCCTACGATTGGTGCTACTGCATCTACAACAGCAAATAAGTATTTTGATGCTTTGCTTTATACAGGTAACGGAAGTTCATCCCAAAGAACAGATATTTCTTGGGCAAATATGCAGCCTGATATGGTTTGGATTAAGAACAGAACTTCCGCAAACAATCATGTATTGCATGATGATGTAAGAGGAACTAATGCTGCATTACAGCCTAACTTAACTAACGCTACAGATAGCCCTGTAGGTTTTGGAACTGATGGGTTTGGTTTTGATGGCGTTGCAAATCAGCTAAGAATATTTACATCTGATGGTCGCTATAACACTAACGGCAATGCTTATGTGACTTGGGGATGGAAAGGTTCTGGTGCTGCTGGAGTAACCAACACAGCAGGTTCTATTACATCTACAGTAAGTGCTAATACAACTGCTGGATTTAGTATTGCAACCTTTACAGGTAACGGCACAGGTGGTGCAACTGTAGGACATGGATTAGGTGTTGCACCTAGTATGGTAATTGTTAAGAAAAGAAGCGGTGCAGGAGATTGGGCTGTTCAACATATTTCGTTAGGTGCAAATGCAAGTCTAAGATTGAATGGCACAGATGCAACAGCCAATGAACCTTGGTGGAACAGCACAGCACCATCTAGCACAGTTTTTACGCTAGGAAACTCAAACACCATCAATCAAAGCAGTGAAACATTCGTAGCCTACTGCTTTGCACAAGTCGCTGGATACTCTGCATTTGGCTCATACACAGGTAATGGTTCTACAGATGGTGTATTTGTGTATACAGGGTTTAGACCTAAATATTGGCTAATTAAAAGAACAGATAGTGCAGATTATTGGGTTACAGATAACTCTGTTACTAGTCCATATAATCCAGCAACAAAATATCTATTACCCAGTACTAGTGATGCAGAAGGCGATACTGGTTCAAATACTGCTGGACAACTAATGGATGTTCTTTCAAATGGATTTAAATTAAGAAATACCAATAGCGGAAGAAACGCAAGTGGTGGAACTTACATCTACATGGCTTTTGCCGAAAACCCCTTTAAGTATAGTTTGGCTAGGTGATGAGAGTACGAAAGCCAAGAATAGATTTAGTTGGGTTTGAGAATGACTATGCAGTCGTTCTTAGACCAGACTTACCTAATAGATGGGTAGTGCAATGCAAATCATGTGGTCAAGAACATATACAAGTTGGCAGAGAGATTCAAAGAAATAGTGCTACTAGAGCTTGTGAATACTTTAAACCACACAATTATTCAGGTCTAGAAAAGAGAGATGGAATAATTCGCAGACAGTATGGTATTACACTAGCAGAATATGAAGAAATGCTTAAAGCACAAGATTATAAATGTGCTATTTGTGGTAATGAAGATGAGGTCGAAGGAAGAAGGTTGGCTATAGACCATTGCCATAGTAAAGGTAATGTTAGAGGTTTACTTTGTGGCAAATGTAATAGAGGACTAGGTCTTTTTTACGACAACTTAGATTTGCTTGAAAAAGCAAAGGATTATTTAATTAAATACGCTAACGCACGATAGGAAATATTATGCCTTTTAAACTCGGAACTAAGACTATCCAACTGGATACACCTTTTACACACAATGACATTCAATACCCTGCTAACTGGATTCGTTTAGCATCTGAGGCAGATAAGTCTGCTATCGGTCTAGTATGGGAAGTTGATGCTGTTCGTGCTGACGATAGATTCTATTGGGATGGCAACATCAACAATCCTAAAGCACTAGAGGATAAATTAGAAGTAGACCAAGATGGTAATCCTATGTATGTCAAAGTATTAGGCACAGTAGATGGCAAACCAGCAATGGTCGATAGCACAGAGAGATTAGTAACAAAAGGATTAAAGTCTAACTTTATCTCTCAAGTAAAGACTACTGCTGGTTCTATCCTTGCTCAGACCGATTGGATGGTAATCCGTAAAGCTGAACGCAATGTAGATATTCCTACTTCTGTCGCTACCTATCGTGCAAGCGTAGTAGCTAAGGCTACTGAGTTGGAGACAGCTATCTCTGCGGTTACAACTGTAGAGCAATTGATTGCTTTAGACCTTTCTTTCCCATCGGATAAATAATGGCAACAATAGATAAAAACGAGGCAGCCTTGTCTGCTCACGAAGCTGTCTGTGCTGAACGCTATACAGGTATTAATGCTAGGCTAAAACGCTTAGAGCAGATCCTAATAGGTTCAGCAGGATTTATTATTGCTATTCTACTTACTCTTGTTTTGAAATTAAATTAAGCCTATGAACTATGTCCGATCAATTTGGGTTTTTAGAGGGTGCAAAGTCATTTAGCGAAAGCGTAAAGACAGGCAAAGAGGCAGGCAAGGCTATTGGTGCATCTATCGAGGATGTCCAAAAAGAAGCAGCCTCTGTAGCGCAACAAAAAGCCTTAGAACGCAGAAGGCAAATAAGAGAAGCAGAAGTCCTAAAAGAGCAGTATTTCAAACGAGCCATGATCCAATGGCAAAAACAAGAAGATATAAGAATAAAAGAAGAACAGGTCAAGAAAGACTTTGTAAAACATCATGGTCAAAAACGATGGTCAGAAGTAGAAACCATTAAAGCAAAGATTGAAAAACAAGAAAAGGAAATAGAAAATGAGTTTAGGAAAGATCTGGCAGAAGTTAGGCGAGTTATGTGGATGTGTTATGCGTTGGCTGCGGTCATCGCTTGGTATCTAACTTGGGGCATTAAATGATTACTTTATTCACTACACTTATTTCTTTTCTTACTGGTGGCTTACCTAGTCTTTTAGGATTCTTCCAAGACAAATCCGATAAGAAACACGAATTAGAACTTGCAAGACTCCAGACCGAAAGAGAGATGGAGTTGTTAGAAAAAGGTTACGCTGCACAAGCTCGTGTAGAAGAAATAAGAACAGAGCAAGTTGCTATGCAAACCCAAGTACAAGAAAGACAATCCTTGTACGCACACGATATAGAAATTGGTAAAGGTGCTGCACAATGGGTAACTAACGCTAGGGCGATGGTTAGACCGGCAATCACATATGGTTTATTCCTTATGTTTGCCTTTGTAGAAGTATTTGGATTTTGGTTTGCATATCACAAAGATGTGCCATTCGATGTAGCCCTCAATCTCTTGTGGGATGATGAGACTCAAATTATTTGGGCATCCGTTGTTTCCTTTTGGTTCGGTACACAGGCTTTCAAAAAGTGATTGACCATAAAGTAATTGAGATGATTAAGCACCACGAGGGTGTAAAACAAAGACCTTACCAATGCCCTGCATTACTTTGGACTGTCGGTGTAGGTCATGTTATAGATCCTAGTCATGCTAGAGTATTACTAGCAGAACGAAAGGCTTTACCCATTCCTAGCGGATGGGATAGAACCTTAACGATGGAGGAAGTAGATGAAATTCTTGCAAAAGATTTGGCGAGGTTTGAAAGCGGAGTTCAACGATTATGTCCTAGTGGGCTTACTTCTGGTCGGTTTGGCGCACTTGTGTCTTTCGCCTTCAATGTTGGACTCGGTAATCTCCAAAATTCTACCCTTCGGATGAAACACAATAGGGGTGAGTTTGAGTCTGCTGCCGAGGAGTTTCTAAAGTGGAATAAAGCCGGTGGTAAGGAATTAAAAGGACTTACAAACAGGCGCAAAGACGAGATGGCTTTGTACCTCTCATAGAATTTTTCCGTACTTAAATAAGGTGTTCTTGTCCACTAAGAAAGCCTTTTTGATCTGACTATCCCCCTCCCCTATAAATTCTACATACTGTAGTTTGCTTAGGAAGATGCACTTAAATATGTGCTTGACTGGCATGATGACAAACATCTGTCCATCGTAGAAAACCCAATAATCTGCTTGGGTAGCCATTAATCCTGAGTCTTTCCCATACATCTCTATCTCTACAACGATATTGCCTGTGCGTTGGCTCATAGGGTCAAACTTCACCTCTACAGCCTTATCTATCTCTGGTATCCATATATCGTACCCCTTAAAAGCGTTTACAAGGGTCGCACAAGGGTATTTCTTGCGTAGGATAGCCAAGACCCTTTCCTCTATCTCTAAACCCCTTTTTAGGTCGTTTTGGAAGGTCATAAAGCCACCCTAATCGGTAGGGGGGTGGCACTCCTTGTGAAGGGTGTAAGCATTGCGCTTACTGATGCCGATCTCATCTGGGGGTTACATACAACTAATTAAACTGCCACAAACAGTACAAACTATAATCTTATCGCCACTAATAATTGTAGTGGTCTGACAAGCATATGCACTTCCCATTAGTAACATATATGTTACTGCTGCTGTAATAATCTTTTTCATAA